AAATCCGTTAATTAAATCCTCTGCCGCTTGGCAGGTATCTTCAATCCACGTGTAAGAATCATACAAAGTACCAACACCTAGTGATGCTTTAAGTGTTGCGGCTGTGACGTATGAGGCTGGCACGTTTAATCCTTTCAACTAGATCGGTGGGGCAAAGGGCTAATGCCCCACCGACTATTAGTGTGGGTTGTTTATTTAGATTTTTGCGTACTTGATAATGCCGTATGGCATCTTTGCAATAGTTGCCATAAATCCGTAAATTGCAACTTGTACCTGCAAGTTTGATACAACATTTACAGACATGAAAGCCTGAGGGCTGCGATATACAGTAAATGCTTCAGGGGCAAGAATTACAGCAGAGTTATCATCAAATGTAGTAGCAGTAAAATTCTTGTCTACGTATAAATCAAGACCTAAAACATTTCCACGAATTGAAGATGGTGCAACTTGTCCGGCTGCATTCATTGGTTGAGTTGCGTTTCTGCACCTAATAGTGCTTGGTACTGAGCTGGGTTTCCAACATAATTTTGTGCAAAGTAACCTGTGTTCTTATACACGGCTGCTGCTGCCTCAGATGAAAACGCAATAATACCAGCGCTGTCTGCTGTAGTTGCAGTACCAAATGACCCTGCTGCCTGTAATGCTGTTAGTGCAGCAGTATCAATCGCAGTTAAATAAGCATTTTGTAACTGTTGTGTAAGTTCTGAATAGAATCCAGGATATCCAGCTCTTTCAAGTAATTCTACGGAAAGCGTATTCATACCAGAATATTTAGATACTGTACCTGAAAGATATTCTGTAACCATACCTGTGTTTTGTACGTTTCCGGCTTCAGCCTCAACAGTTACAACAGGTGCAACACCTGAACCACCAGCGGCGGAGGTAACAAGTGAAGGAACAGAAATTGTCATACCCTGTGAGGGCAAAATTCCCTGACTGCAAGCATCAATAGTCGGTGTACCAAAACGAGTGTTGGTAACAAACTCAGTTAAATATTGTGTTGGGTTAAATGCAGGGTTTGTAGAAAAAGAATCATCTGCGGCAGTAACGTAAAGTTTTGAATCATCGTTGCCTAATGCAGCTTTGATTTTATGCTCTGTGTAAGATCCCATATTTATAATCGGAGATCGAACTGCTTGGCTATCTAGTACGGATGGTCGGATAATCTTACGAGCTGCCTCTACTACAGGTGCAGCTGTTTCTTCAGCCGCTGTTGCAGCTTCAGGTGCGGATTGGTCAGGTGCTGTAGTCACAGCGGCCTCGCTTTCGGTTTCGGTTTCGGTTTCGGTTTCGGTTTCGGTTGTTGTTGTATTTATTACTGTGTTCGTTGTTATTGTTTTCGTACTCATTGAAGCTGCCTCTACTTCTGACAGATCCTCTTGAGCTGAAATTTTTTGCACTGCAGCCGATTGGAAAGCCGCTGTTTCTACAAGGCTAACCTCACGTAAGACCGCTGCAGTGACCAGGAGATAGTCTTTTTGCGGCTTCGATGCTGTTACTTCAACACCTACGGAGAGGCCGTCCATCAACTTTTCCTGGCATAGCAAAATTGCATCTGAGCCCCTGGTGGATTGACTTACCTTAAAACTTGCGTACAAACCTGAAGCATCTGATGACATGCTCTGCATGCGACCTACAGGTTTTGAATTGTCATGTGACATTAAAAGTTTTACCTTGCTTGGCTCTGCAGCGGTAATTGAGTCCGGAGCAAATACAACTTTGCCCGCGCTTGTATAACCAATCTCACCGTAAGGGGCAATTTTGCCTGAGATAGTGCGGCGATCTCCGCTATCTACAGCTTCAATGTTTCCGCTAAAGGTTAAAATCATTTATTTCATCCTCTGTTTGATTAGGTGCTAGCTGTTCATCTTGTATTGCTTGCTCTTGTGTAATTAGTCCAAGTTGTAACATTTTTTCTATTGCTGCAAGACGTGTCATTGTGTCTGCACGTAGGAAAGTTTCGTCTAACGCAAAACGCACGACATTTCCGTGTTTTGTTATGTCATCCATGCTCAGGCGATTTTCAACAGCGCTAATAAAAGGCTGTAAAGAGTAAGCAACAAATTCTTTTCGTCCGTCTAAAATGTTTTGATATGTCATGCTGCTATTCATATCTGCGCTAATCATGTAACTTGGCACATTCATTAATCTGGAAACTTCAGTGGCAAGGTATTGGCTGCTTTCGTTGTAAGTCATTTCTTTAGGAGAAAAACCAATATTTTCTACGCTGAGAGTAGAAGTTAAATACGCCGTTGATCGCGAACTTCTCGCGGCCTTCCATGCTGCTAAAATTCCTTGTACTTGCGCTTCAGGTAAATCCGCGCCATTATTTTTCAACACAGATGTGGCCATTGGAGTGGCGGCGGCTACGGCTGCGGCTTTTTGAATATCTAAAGCGGCTTGTATTGTGCGCGCACCTGTTGAGAGTACGCCAGGTAATAATGATTGAAAAGTTACTAGAGAGTTTATTCCTGACATGGGCACAGGCTCACCATTGACGGTGTAATACTCGACCTCTTGGCCAAATTTGTCAGTGGTAACTGTTACGCGATTGTTAGGTACAAATTCAAATGATGAGGGTCTGCCATCATCAAAATAGACAGATTTTACTTGTAGATACCCGGTACCATAAAAAAGTAACGCATCAATTAAATAACTAAGCGTAACGCTGCGGGGTTGTCTTTCATCAAACTGTTCTAACCACAATGGGCTTTCTAATTTTTTACCTGTTTTTTTGTTATACAAACCTAAATCAATAGTGGAGATAACTCCACAAATTAAATTACGACAGCGACTAACAGAGCTGACTTGTAATGCAGTCAAACGATCCATCATGCCCGCGCCGTAGCCTGAGCCCCATCCAGTGTTATAGCTGTACGGCCCTAATCCGTAACCGCCGTCCATAATGGCAGGGGCGTACTGCGCTTCTACAGTATTCTCTTTAGAGCGTAGGCCTAGAGTTTGCAGTAATCCCATGAGAGAAGTTTTTAGGTTTGTCAAGCATATTTCAGTTATCTCTCGGCGTGTCTAAAGTCTTTATTGAGGGTTGTAAGCGTAAGAGTATCTGTATTGACAATGTATGTACAGCATGTATTATTGAGCTACAACCAACGAAAGGGCTGAAAATGGAAAACGTAAAAGTAGAGCTGCACTTAAACGATGTTTATTTTGAATACTTATGGGATAGCTCGATGGCATGGCAGGGTACAGATTGGGCAGCGCAAGATGGTCGCTTTGAGCCAATGCCTGACTACTCAAAGAAATGGGCTTACTTTTTTGAAGAGTTTACAAGCGCACTAATAGCTTTGAGTTACCTAGAGTCCAGGGGAGAAGTTGCAACTCTTCATAGTGATGAAACAGGTGGATGGCTCATAGTTTCCGATTTTGCTAGTCCATGTCACCGATGACACCCACACCTATTCGGTCTATCCGTATTCCTCAAGCCTTGTGGCTAAAAGCGAAAGCTAAGGCAAAGGCAGAAAACGACACGGTAAGCCGCATCATTGTAAAGCTGCTCAGCGATTGGGTTAAGAGTAAACCTTAGCTTCGGGCAGTGGCTTAGTTAAGTGCAGCATTAGCATCGCAGCTGAAATTGGCGCTGCAACAGATCCGCTGGATTTTTTGCGGATGATACGCCACGCGGCATCGTTGCTTTTGGCTGCCACATTGTCCATTGCCTCATTGAGAGCTTCTTGATTGCCATGCACAAGCCTACGATTATCCATGCTTTCTTTGAAGATTGAACAGGCATTGTAAAACTGCGTACCGCTGCAGTCCTCTACACGTACCCCGGCGTGAAAGAGTTTGTCTGCTACAAACTGGCCTGTGTACTTATCAAACATAACTTGCTTCGGCATCCACTCATCACAGTAAGCCTTTATATCTACAGCTACCTTAATCTCGTCAATGGCGCGCTCGGATTCCCATGTTTTAACGAGGCTTAGAGCTACTCGACCATCGGGCAATGCAACCCCAGCCATAAGTGCAGCATGGCGCTTAGCATGTGGCTCAATATCAAAAGCAAACATTGTGTACATGCCCGGCACAAGTGATAGCTCAGGATCAGCGCAAGACTCCCACGCACCTGGAGTCCAGGGGCTCGTTTCTGTGCCTATCCATTTACAAAGAGTTTCTGTCATTGCAGATGCGTAGCTAGATGTCGCGATAATTTCTTCTATTGCACTTTCACTGATTAATGTGCCGAGGGATGGATTAGCAAGGCCCCATTGAGAGCGATCCCAAATATCACAATTATCATGTGCGCTATATTCGTAATAACCAACAGACTTAGGCGGCTTACTTAACGCGGCATCACGCATATCATTGAGTACATGGCTATCTTTAAATCCAGCATTGGTAGTGTAAAAGCGCTGAGAGTTAGGGCGTGTAAGCGTTGTACTCTTAACAGCATCCATCGCATCTTGGCCCACATGTCGAAGCTCATCAATCCAAATACTAGAAGCGGATAATCCGCGGGCACTATCCACTGTTGCGGCTACAACCTTTACTTCTGCACCGGACTCAAGGATTAAGCGCTCATTACCATTAGTGCGCTTATAGGCCTTTTCTAATGAACCGCCTTTTACCCTCTTGAGTAAAAAGTCATTTCGCTCAACGACGTTAGCAATTATCTCTAATGACTTAGAAGCCATTTGTCTTTGAGAAGACATGATCAAAATGCTGTCTTCATCAAAGCAAAAGAGCCCAGCAAGTACGCGCATCCTCATGAGGTGAGATTTTCCGCATTGGCGCGATGCAACGAGAAGCGCACTCTTTTTTGTAAACATATTATTTTCATCAACGGCGCACATATCTCTCAAAATTAAAGATTGCCAGGGGAGCAGTGGTTGTCCGATTTTTATAGCTAACTCTTCTATCTCATTTACCCGAGAAGCTCCATCCATCCAAGGTGTGTGAAGGCGAGGCTCGAGGGCCCCCACAAGCATCGGTTTATTTGTAACTTCGTCTGTTTTCAATTTATTTATTTTCCTTAAACATCGGGCCTGTGTGAACCGTTTCCACCATTTTTTGCTGGGGAAAAAGCCCCTTTAGAGCAGGGGGGCCTC